AGGCCGCCGACGGTGCCGCCGCTGAAGCCGGCGATGACCGCTTCGCGGGAGACCTCGATCACGTCGCCTGAGACGCCGCTTTCTAGCGCGATGAGCTTGGGCTGGATGGCGGTGCCGACGGTGGCGAGGGCGCGCTTCCAGCCGGTTGCGTAGCCGATGGCGTCGCCGGCGAGGACGGTGCCGGAGAGCGTGACTTTGAACTTCGGGCCGGCGGCGGTGACGATTCGGTCTCGGGGGCTTGCCTCTGTGAGAGCCATGCCTGTGTCTCCTCTTTCGTCAGCGGCCTAACGATCGGGCGGTTGCAGTTGGCGCAGTCGGTGCCGTTGGGCTGCAGGAGGACGTTGCTCTGGCAGCGCGGGCACCAGCTTTGCGGCACGTTAGTTCGTCCACGCCTGGTCGTCTATCCCGCTGAGCATGGAGATTGAGAGGGTGGACTTGAGGACGGTGGCGACGTAGGCCTTGATCCGGTCGCGGGTGGCGTCCTTGGTCTCCAGGGAGTCGGCGACCTTCTCGGGTGTGAAGGGTGTGCCGGCGCTGATGCCGTGGAAGCCGTCCTCGGCGAAGCGTATCGCGAAGATGCTCTCGGTGTCGTCGCCGGCCTTGGCCAGGTAGACGCCGGAGCTGACGTCCTCGGTGATGGTGAGGAAGTCGTTGATGACGATGGGGATGTCGCCGTAGTGGAGGATGGGCCGGTTGATGGAGCCGGCGGCGGAGAGGGCGAGGTCCCAGCCCTGGCCACGGGCGAGCTTGCGGATGCCACGCCGGGCGCGGCGGCCCATCATCAGCACGTCGGGGCGGGGCTTGCAGAGGTCGATGGCCTGGTCCAGCTTCTCGAAGGTGCCGGGGCCGCCGGCGGTGCCGGAGCCAGCGGCGACCTTCTGGGCGGCGGGCATGAGGGCGTGGAGGCCGTCGAAGGTCTTGGGGTCAACGCTGTCGTCGCCGTAGATGAGGGTGTCCTGGAAGGTGCGGGCGACGCTCTTGGCGGTGAAGGCGAGGACTTCGGCGTGGAGGTCGGTGAACTTGCTGCGGGTGATCTGGAGGAACTTGTCTACGTCGGCGTCGCGGCCGAGGATTTTGAGGGCGGCGGTGTGCTGGGTGACGGTGGGGGTGCCCTCGGTCCAGGTCCCGCCGGGGTTATAGAACTCGCCGCCGGGTAGGGTGGACTCGCGCAGGTACTGGAGGCTGTTGCCCAGGATGCCGACGAAGGGCATGAAGTTGAAGATGGGCGAGTCTTCGATGATCTCTTCGACGATGCCCCTGAACACGTCGTTGGTGCTGTAGAGGTCGGCCTGGGCGATGGTCTCTAGGGGCATCGGTTAGCTCGTTCCTGCTTCGCGCTCGAGGGCGCGGGCGATGCGGGCGACGCCGCGGACGGTCTCGGGGATGGGTTCGGGTGTGCGGGTGCCGCCGGCGCCGGGGGGTGTGAGCGGGGGTGTCGGTGGCGTGCCGTTCCTGGCCGCCTCCGCCTGCTGGCGGATGTGGTCGGCGACCGCCCTGGCGGTGGTGACGCCGGCCTGGATGGCGGCAAGGTCGCCGCCGGCGAAGGCGGCGTCGGGCAGGTCGGGGTTGGCGGCATGGAGGGCGGCGACCTCCAGCTCGAGGTTGCGGGCCTGGGCCTGGGTTAGCTGCTCCTGGAGGGCGGCCGCGTCGGCCTGCTGCTGCCGAGCCGCGGCGATGGTGGCGGCGGCCTCTTCCGGTGTGGGGTTGCCGTCGGCGTCTGGCATTTCGATAAGCAGCTTAAGCGGGTGCGCGGCTGCCTGTCAAGGGGTGTGGGTCAGGGTACGACGCCCCACTTTGTAGCTGCGGGCAGGTAGGCCCACCACCAGGGGGCGGGGCCTGGCCCGGCCCAGGCGCCGAGGGCGACGGGTGCCAGGACGAGCGCCGCGCCGACTGCGAACAGGAGGGCCGGACCGGCCGTCGTGTGGGCGCCCTGTCAGGTGCCGGCGATGGGGACGGGGGACCAGGAACCGGTGGGCTGGCAGGCGTGGAGCGGGTTGAGGGGGTCGACGCCCTTGCAGCCGAGCGGGGCGCAGGCCGACGCTGTAGCGGTGAAGCCGAGCGTTTGGAGGAGGTGGCCGAGGCTATGGGACATTGGCGGCGGCGGGCGGCTGGAGCTGGAGGGCGAGGGTGCTCAGACGCTTGGCCTCGTCGAGGACGCGCTGGAGTTCGCTGTCCGGGTCGGGGTCGCCGAGGTTGGCGAGGGCGGTGTGACGGCTGCGGATGCCGGCGCCGACCAGGGCGACCTCGCGGCCGGCGTCTAGGGCCTGGTCGGGCGGGGTGATTGTCGCCCAGTCGGCGGTGAGGCCGGCGATGGAGTCGGCGTAGGCGGTGGCGGTGAACATGTCCGAGAGGCGCAGGGCGAGGTGGGCGCGGAGCCTGTAGGCGTCGCTGCGGATCAGGCGCTTGCGCTCGACCTTCTGGAGGAGGGGTTGCATCTCCACCTGGAGGGCGACGCCGCTGAGGTCGCGGTCGGTGCCGCCGAAGGCGGTGCGCGGCGTCTCGCTGAGGTCGTGGAGGGCGCGTAGGAGGTGGGTGGTGTAGTCGAGGTGGAGCCTGACGCCGCCGCCCTGCAGGAGGTCGAGGAGGTAGGCCTTGGCGTGCTCCGGGAGCTCCCAGACGGCGCCGGGCAGGGCGGCGATATCGGTGGCCTCGTCGACGTTTTCGAGGACGGCGATGGGGAAGCCGGAGAGCTCCATGATGTTGCTGACGCGGGTCATTTGCCGGTTGAACTCCTGGGCGATCTCTTTGAGGGGGGTGACGTCGGACTCGCCCCACCAGCGTTTCGGCACCTGGGCGTTGGGGTAGATGACGAAGGGGATAAAGCCGTAGGGGTTGACTTGGCTGACCGTGGGCGCTGGGCCGTCGTCTATCCAGATGTCCAGGGTGGCGTCGGTCCAGTCCTCGATGATGGGGGCGGTCTTGTCGCGTGGGGCGATGCCCCACAGGGCGATCACGTCCTCACGAGGGAGGGTGTAACTGTGGGCGACGCGGGTGTAGCGGGTGGGGTCGGTGGGGTGCGGCCAGGGGAAGAGGCCCCGGACGTCGGGGGCGGTGACGGCGACGCGCTCCTCGGCAGGGTCCCAGGTGACTTTGTAGGCGGCGTCACCGAGGACGGCGGCGTCGACCTCGGTAACCAGGTCCAGGCGGGCGAGGCCGTTGTCGTCGGTGGCCTGGGCCAGGTAGGCCTCGACGGCGGCGGCGGCGGCCACGTCCTCGGTGCTGTCGGAGTGTGGGATGGCGTTGATGCGGGCGCCTTGCATGACGTAGGTGGAGGTCTTGTTGATGATGGTCTTGACGTAGTTGAGGGTGAGGCGGCGGGCGCTGCGGGTGCGGGGGTCGGCGGCGGGCCACTGCTTGCCGTCGTAGAAGGCGAGAGCGTCGGTGTACTGCTGGAGGCGGTCGCGGTCCCGGTTCTTGAGGAGCTTTGGCAGCGGCGGCGTGGGTGGCATCTCTCAGGGGATTCTACCACGGGCGTGTCGGGGCTGCGCCTTGGTGGCGGCCTCGACGGCCAGGGCGGCGGCGGCCACGTAGTCGTCGTGGCCCTGGGACGGGTCGACGTGCCAGCGAACGGTCCGGTTGGGCCGGTACTCGGCCCGGCAGAGGCGGAGCTGGCGGACCGCCTCGTTGTGTTCGGCGCTGCCGTCGGCCTCCCAGAGCTTGAGGGCGCCGGTGTTGGCGGCGGCCTGGAGCTGGTAGCCCAGGTGGGACTTGCTCTGCTCGGTGAACTTGTAGGCCGTGACGCGGTGCTGGCCGAGCGATCGGGCCAGTAGGATAGCCATCGCCTCGCCGGCGGCGGTGGCGTCGACGGCGATGTGGGTGATCCGCCAGACCTCGGTGAGCAGGCGGTGGAGGTGGGCGTAGAGGGCGTCGTGGCCAGTACCCTGCCAGGTGTAGATGGCGACGGTCTCTGACAGCGGGAGCTGGTGCTTGGGGCCGGGCGTGACGCGGCTGACCCACAGAACGTTGTGGTCGCGGTCGCGTGGGCTGAGCGGGTCGGTCTCCTCCCCGGCCACGTCGAAGCCGGCGGCGTAGGTCTCGCCCGGCTTGGCGTAGTGGCGGCGGTCGTGGCTGCCCTGGAGGTTGGCGAGCTGGGCGGGCGACAGGAGGCGGCCGGTGCCCGGCAGGGGCGTGAGGTCGT